CTGGAGCAACAAAGAACGTTAATATAGTTGACCGAAGATTGGTCAACGCTGTTGATGTATATGAAGCTGATGCTGCACATATGGTAAAACTATTTGCACACAGGTATGTATATGTATCAGGAGATGACAACTACGATGTAGTTGGAGTTAATGAAGACTTGTTCAAAGTAGCATACTTCAGGAAACCTAAAACTCAAGAGCTAGCTAAGACTGGTGACTCTTCTAAAGGCGAGGTAATATCCGAGCTTACTATGGAATGTCTACATCAGTACGGTGGTGTTTGGGGTCAGGCTCACCTGTAAAGATAAGTGGTATAAGGGGGGTAGCAATACCTCCCTAAACCCTTTAGTAAAGGAGAATAATGGCGTTTAAAAAAACGAACAGTAAAGTGACTATGATAAAGTCCTTTATTAATAACTGGTTAAAAGACCAGACATTTTATTGTAACTACTGTGGTAATGACTTTGACCCAATTAAATATGCGTTAAAGTCTTGTTGTGATAACCCACAAATAGGTAGGAACATTGAGCACGTAATGGGAGTATGTAAACAGAATCAAGATATTAAAGAAGAGCAGATGAATGATTACGGTGCTACTAAAGATTTAAAGATGAGGGCAGCAGTTAGTATGCCTCCTAGGTTGATGGAAGACTTAGAGCGATTTTTTAAAGATAATTATCAAGAGAAGTTGTTTAATGATAATAAAGAGTTAAGAAACTTTATGAAACATTTTCCACAGTTTACGTTAGCGAAGAAAATATAAACCCTATAACAAGGAGACACAATGCTAGGATTAGCAGTAATAGTTAAAGATGAGATAGAGGAAGTTAAAAGAATAGTAATAGATTATATGGGGTATTTTGATGAGTTAGCTTTTGCTATTGATGATGAAGAAACATTTAATACCTTAAATGATGAGAATGAAAGTAAAAAGATAAAATTCTTTCATTACAAATGGGATGCTAAAGAGATTAAACGTGGCTATCCTGACTTCGCTAAGAAGAGAAACTTCATTAGAAACAAGATGGAGTGCGACTATTATATGCGTATTGATACTGATGATGCTATTATAGGTGTTGAGAATATACGTAGGACATATGATATAGCTAAGTCACAAGACTTATCAATAGTATATTGTAACTATCTGTATTCAAAAGATGAAAATGGTGTTGTTAATGCTTCTCATAGTAGAGAGACTATTATAAAGAACTGTGATAACCTACAATGGAATAAAAGGATACACGAGAATATATTACCTAAGAGTATGGTAGGATTTAAGATGGAGAATAATAAGACTATTGTTATAGACCATATACAAACAGAAGACCACGCAGCTGAGAGTCATTTACGTAATGCTAAGGCGTTAGTAGAAGAATATAATGAGGATAGAGAAAACCCTGACCCACGTACAATAGCATATCTAGGTAGAGTATTCTCTTCTGTTAAAGATTATAAGAGAGCTATATACTTTCTTGAGAAACACGTTAAGACATCAGGTTGGGATGAAGATAGGTATATATCTTGGTGTTATTTATCAGAGTGTTATAGATTACAAGAGAAGCAAGATGAAGCGTTATCTTGTTGTTTAGAGGCATTAACAGAGAGACCTGATTATCCTGATGCTTATGCTAAGTTACACGATATATATGTAGAGAAGTGTGAGTGGGGTAAAGCTATTGAATGGGGTACTCAAGCATTAGGTAAAAAGCAACCTGAAACATTTATGATTAAAGACCCAAGTGTAATAGGATGGAGATTATATATATCAATGGCTTTTTGTTTATTACAAGCTAATAAAGTTGAAGAGGCTATGGAATTCTTTAAAGCAGCTAAGGAACAAGCACCTGATTTAAAGTTTATTAAAGATAATGAGAAGTTGTATGCTGATGCTGTATTAGATAAGAGATACCTAGAACATTTTCTATGGATATTTAATTATCTTAGAGAAACAGATAAAGATAAATTAGATAGTTTTATTAAATCAGTACCTAAAGATATGATAGAAAATCCAGCTTTAGTACAGATACGTAATATGTTTTTACCACCAGTTAAATATGAAGATAACTCAATAGCTATTTTCTGTAGTAATACACCAGATGAATGGGCTGACCCATCAATATTAAAGGGAATAGGTGGTTCAGAAGAAGCTGTTATATATGCTAGTAGAGAGTTGACTAAACTTGGTTATAAAGTATATGTATATAATAAGTGTGGCGAGATGGCAGGAGAATATAAAGGTGTTACATATAGAAATCTATATGAGTTTAATCCTAATGATACATACAACATAGTTATATCTTGGCGTTCAAACATATTTCAACATACACCTATTAAGGCTAATAAGAAGATAGTGTGGTTACACGATTTACCACAAGCTGAGATGTTTAGTGACCCAGATACGTTTGATAAGGTTATAGTTCTTTCAGAGTATCATAAGAGTTTGTTGCCTAATAACATACCAGAAGATAAAATAGCGATGTCAACTAATGGTATTAATGCTAAAGACTTTGATAAGTTAGCTAAGATAGAACGTGAACCATTTAGAATGATATATGCTTCAAGTTATGATAGAGGGTTAGAAGCTATATTAGATATGTGGCCACAGATTAAAGCTGAAGTACCTAATGCTACTCTACATTGTTATTATGGATGGGATACATTTAAGAAGTTTGAGAAGCAGGGTTTTAGAGACAGTTCATTTAGATTAAGTATGATAGAGAAAATGAAACAGGATGGTATTACAGAACACGGTAGAATAGGTCATAAGCAGTTACTTAAAGAGTATGCTAAGTCCTCTGTGTTCGCATATCCTTGTAGTTTTAAAGGTGAGATACAATGTATAGCATTAACTAAAGCTATTGCCTGTAATAACAATATAGTTACTAATAAGTTTGCTGTAATGGATGAGAGAAGCCCTAATTCAGTTGATGATGAAGATTTAGAACAAGAGATTATTGCTGCACTTAACGTACCTACTAAAGATGGAATTAATCCTGAATACATAGAGGGGATGAGTTGGACTAAAGTTGTAGAAGGGTGGGATAATGAAATATTTAGAGTATAAGATAGCCACTCGTAAAACAGTTCAATATGATGTATCTGATGAATTGAAAAGGTTTTTAAATTTATGATAATCTTTTTAGGTAACGATAAGACTTCTACTGCATTTAATGATATTATATCAGATAGTAAAAATGATGATGATATAGTTGTGAGTTGTCAGTATAGACATAAAGTACCTGAAAGTTTATTGTTTTCACATAATTGTGTTAATCTACATTTTGGTAAGTTACCTGAGTATGGTGGATGTAATTCTATATACTGGCAGATGAAAAATAAGGAGCAATACGCTTATGTCACACTTCATTATATGGATAACGATTTTGATACTGGTGATATTATTTCTTTTGGCAGAGTATTTATAGATAATAAAACTGCTGATGAAGTATATAATGAATTATTAATTGAAGCTGTAGAACTTCTTAAATGCTTTTATAAAGATATAATACATAATGAAGCACCAAGAGTCAAGCAGAGTATTATAAGGCATAGATACTATAAAAAGAGTGCTGTTAATTTTGATGAAGTTAAATATATAGATGATTTAGAGGATGCTAATGCCCTTTCATATAAGGGTAAGCAAAACCCTATCGTAGTAATAAACGGTAGAGAATGGGAATTAACACCATATGAAGATAGGATTAATAAATCCACCTAGTCCATTCCATATTTAGGTACACCGATATATACAAATAGTGATGATTATGATATACAGTTTAATTGTCTATGTGATAAAGACAGTTGGTTAAAAGGTAGAAAAGGTGAATACAAGTGCTTTGTATCTACTACAGAATTAAGTGAGTATAAATTATTAAAAACCCATTCAGAGATGTTTGAATACTTTAGAACATTGACAGGATGGAGAAAAGACTGGGAGGGCAAATGAAGGTCTTAGTAACAGGAGATGGATTTTTAGCGTATAACATTTACCATTATCTACGTAATCTTAAACAAGATATAAAGGTATGGAATTATACACTACACAATGGTCAGGATATACTTGACTATGATTTATTAAAGAGAGCTATTGAAGGTAAGGATTTAGTTATACATACAGCAGCATTAACACACGTTGATTTCAGTATATCTAAAGAAATAGATGATAGGAGAAGGTTTATTGATGTAAACCATACTGGCACATTTAATGTTTTAGAGGCTTGTAGAGCGAATAGAGCGAAGTTGGTACACATAAGTAGTAGCGAAGTATATGGAAAGAATATAAACCCAGGTGTTCCTATGACTGAAGAGCATCCTTTAATACCTATGAGTGGTAGTTATGCTGTTAGTAAGGCTGCTGGGGATATGGAATGTAGGGTAGCACATGAAGTGTTTGGGCAGGATGTTATTATAATCAGACCATTTAACCTATATGGATATGCTCAAAGTGTGGAGAAACTTATTCCAAGTTTTATTATTAAAGCAAGTTATGGATTACCACTTACTATTCATGGAGATGGAGAACAAAAGAGGGATTACTTATTTGCAGTTGACTGTGCAGATGCCATATGGAAAGCTAAAGACCTACCTAGTGGTACAATACTTAATATAGGAACAGAGTGTACTTATAGTATAAATGATATAGCTAATTTAATTATGGATAGGGTTAATACTAAATACCCATCCTTAAAAGTATATGTAAAGAATGATACACCAAGACCTAATGATTTAAGTGAGTTACTTGGTAGCTTTCAGAAGATAAATAAGATGACTGGTTGGAAACCAACTAACTACTTACCTGATGGTATAAGTAAGGTTATAGATTGGTACTTTGCTAATGGAGCAATACAACCACCACAAGAACTATTTGAAAACGAGGGGTAACCAAATGAAAGTAACATTTGCTGGCGTAAGCCAAGGTAAAGAAGAGATAGATGCAGTATTAAGAGTTTTAGAGAGTAAGTGGCACGCTAATGGTTATGAATGTGATGCGTTAGAGAAAGAGTTGGCACATCTAACTTGTACTGATTATGCTTGTGTAGTTAATAGTGGTAGTAGTGCTAATCTATTAGCTTTAAAGGCATTAGAGTTACCTGCTGGAAGTAAAGTGCTAACAAGTGGTGTAGGTTTTCCTGCAACATTATATCCTGTAATACATGCTGGGTATGAACCAGTATTAGTTGATTATGAGATACCATCTCATAACATAAATATAAAAGAGATAGAACAGAAGCTTAAGGCAGATAAAGATATAAAGGCTATGATTATAGCACATACAATGGCTAACCCTGTTGATATGAATGAAATAATGGTATTAGCTAGTACATATGAAGTTAAAGTTATAGAAGATTGCTGTGAAGCTTTAGGGAGTACACTAAATGGGATACCTGTTGGTTGTTTCGGTGACTTTGGTACTTATAGCTTTTACCCATCACATCAAATAAATGGTATGGGTGGTGGTGGAGCAGTTGTATGTAATAATAAAGAGTATGCTTTAAAATTAAGAAGTATGCGTGAGTGGGGTAAGACTATAGAGCTTGACTTCGCTGGCGTACATAAGACTAATCCTACTACTGAAATAGATGGAATACCATATGATAGTCATTATACATATATAACTCAAGGATTTAACTTTAAGTATCCTGATGTTAATTGTGCTTATACAAGAGTACAGTTAGCTAGGCTTGAAGGTTTTATTCAGGATAGACAACGTAACTATAAATATTTAGCTATTCAGATGGAACGGTTTAATGAATACTTTATACCTATGAAATCAGTAGAGGGTGCTACATTAGCTAACTTTGGATATATACTTACCTTACGTGAACACGTTAATTTTACTAGAGATGAATTGTTAGCTTATTTAGAAGAAAAGGAAATAGGCACACGAATGTTCTTTGCTGGTAATATAACACGTCACAAACCTTTTAGACATCTGTTTCAAGAGTTTACAGCTGGTGATTATCTAATGAAAAATTCAATGTATGTAGGTTGTTGGCACGGACTTGAAATTAAACATATGCAATATATAGCTGATACTATACAGGAGTTTATTAATGACCGTTGCAATAGTAGGTAGTGGTAGTAGTTTATTAAGATTACGTGTGGGCAAAGAAATAGATAGTCACGATGTAGTTATTAGAGTTAATGACTATAATATAATTAAGGAGTTATATTAGATGAACCTCCAAAAGAGATTACCAAATATCTCAATAGTCATTCCTTGTTTTCTAAAGAGTAACAAACATCTATCTATGAGTTGTAGGTGTATAGACACAATTAAAAAGTGTACTACACTACCATATGAGCTTATAATAGTAGAAAATTCAGATGAACCATTACTAGAAGATGAGTGTGATACACATATCTATAGCAATAAGTTTAAGTCATTTGCAGTTAATGTTAATGAGGGTTTACATAAATCAAAGAGTGACTATACAGTATTAGTATCAAATGATATATTTGTTGAAGATGGTTGGTTAGAGGGAATGCTTAAATGCTTTGAAGACAGTAAATGTGGTGTATCATATCCATTATCAAGACAGTTTAATATAGATAGAGAAGATAAAATAGAGCCTTGGTTCTTTGGTGCTATATGGATGGTATCTAAAGAGGCAATAGCTAAAGTAGGGTATTTAGATGAACGGTTTATTAACTCATTTGAAGATAGTGATTATTGGATAAGAATGATGATGTCTGGATATAGTTTACTATTAAATAGAAATGTATTAGTAGAACACTTAGTAGGTGCTACAGCATATGGTATAGATAGCCATACAGAGAATTACAAAAAGAATCAGAAGTTATTTATAGAGAAACATAAAGATTGTGGTTTAGATATATACCAAGACTTGAAATAAAGGAGAAAGATGACAAATAAGAGTTTCGCAACAATGAAAACAAACGTAGGTACTGATATACAAGATACATCAGATGCTATGAAGACTATTATAGGTGTTTATTTAAACAATAGATACTTTAAAGTATTACGTTCTATGAACTGGGAAGCAGTTAATGATGACCATACAATAGCTGTTACAGCAACTACACAATCATATACTATGGAGACAGACTTTAGGAAAGAGTTATATGTAGTAGATACTACTAATGGTAAAGAGTTAGCTAAAGTTCCTCTACAGTATGTAGCAAGGGAGCATCCTAGTGCATTAACCTCAGCAGGTTCACCTACACAATACAGTATATTTACTGATGATAGTGGTAATAGGAAAATGAAGTTATATCCTGTTCCAGCTACAGCTCTTACATTAGCAGTACCTTATATTATATCACCTACAGCTATGAGTGTAGATGCAGATGAACCTATATTAGACTTTGCTGATTTGTTAGAGACAGGTGCTAAAGCTGATGCTTGGAGATATAAGAAACAATTCCAGAAGGCATCTATAATGGAGGCATTGTTTGAAAAAGAGTTAAGTGATTGGATATGGGATAACGCTAATGAAACTAATGAAGTTCAACAAGCATATCCTTCAAAGGATAGGATTACTTACTAATGGGTAGATATGCTGTAAGATATGTTAAAGCCTTACAAATGCAAGATGACCCACAACTAACAGCAGTTTTTAGGGATTTCTCTGGTGGTGTTAATACTCGTATGCACCCTAATAAAATATCTTCTAATCAATTAGAAACTTGTACTAACTGGGATTTAGGTACACCTGCACAGTTAAATAAGATGTATGGTTCAGTAATGATTTCTGATGATATGGGAGCTAAGAGTGTCATAGGAGTGTTTGATTATATTAGACAGGGTTATACTGACCAGTTAATGATGTATGAGGATAATAACCTTAATGCTTCAGAATCAGAGGGTGCACACACAGAAGTTAAGGGCGACTTTACTGCAAGTCAGACTGAGGTAGGGTTTGTATTGGCTAAAGAGAGTGGTTTAACTCCTGATGATGTAGTGTTTTTTAATGCAGGTGCTAACTGGTGGAGAATACATAAATCTAGTGCAGGTGCTTGGGCAACACAAGATTTGGGTGCTACTACAGGTGCAACTTGTAGTCCACCATCATCTAAAGTAGGTACTTGGTATGCTAATAGATTTTGGGTACTTAAAGATGACCTATTATATTTTAGTGATGCTTATGATACAGATTATAGTACATCATTTGATACAGGTTCTAATGTATATAGAATACCTGTAGGTAGTGAAATGGGGATACTAGCTACACGTAATAAGGGTATGATAATAATGGGTGAGCAAGCTATATGGAACTTGTTTCCTAGTGCTACACCAGCAGCAACAGATAGACCTGAACCTGTAGTAACATCACATGGTGTTGTAGGTAAAAAAGCTTGGACAGTTGCTGGAGATAAGATATTTTATTTTGCACAAGATGGATTTAGAGAGTTATTACGTACTGCTACTGATGATTTACAAACAGGTGCAAGTTATCCTGTTAGTTATCTTTTAAAGACACAGTTTGAGGATATAGCTTGGGCATATGCAAGTAGAATAGTATTACATCACTTTGATGATAGAGTATATATAACAGTACCTACTGGTGCTGCAACATTTAAAACGTGGATATATTATCCTGCAAGTAATTCATTTGCTATTAAAGATGGTTGGAGCCCAAGGGATATGGCTAACCATAAGATAAGTGGTGATTTACGTATGTATTATGGTGTACACGGTGATGGTAAGTGTTATAGAGGTTGGTATGGATATACTGATGAGGGTACTACAACAACTGATGGTACAGCACAGAGTACAGTATTTGAAAGTAGAGAAGAGGATTTTCAACAACCATTAATACAGAAGGTTGGTGGTGAAGTTGAGATTGAAGCATTTAGTACAGGTGGTGA